CACAGCACTCGGTAACTGTTTACTCATGGTTGCCATGGTGTATTCACTTTGTAAAGACCTCAATATAACTCATGAGGCACTGGACAATGGTGATGACATCGTTGTGATCATGGATAAGGAGGATGAACTCAAGTTCCGTGATGCTGTACCCATGTGGTTTGGGAAACTTGGTTTCTCCATGAAGATAGAACCTACAGTTTTTCTTTTGGAGGAAATTGAGTTTTGCCAAATGCACCCGGTTTACGATGGAGTTGAATGGCGTATGGTGCGCAACCTTGTAGCTTTGGCCAAGGATATCGTGTGCACCACAGGACAGATGCAAGTGGAATCGTGGCTACGTGCAATTGGTGATGGAGGAATCAGTTTAACAGCTGGCCTACCTGTCTACCAAGAGTTTTATACTTGGCTTAGGAAATTTGGACACGCGAAGAGTAGGGCCGCTAAGTGGACCCTCTTCCAGTCTTCCGGATTCTTTAGGCTGAGTCATTTAGTTCAACGCGACCCGAAACCAGTCACGCCAGAGGCGCGAGAAAGCTTTCGACGGGCTTTCAAGTTGCCCTTTTCGGCGCAAATCACACTTGAAATGATGTATTCACAACTCAGCACGGGCCCGCTGGGTATTAACCACACTCATTTCAACTGTATTAGCTCCAAGCAAACACACAGCCCCATACTTTACTATGGTACGGAAATCTAGAACGGCCCGCTCCAATTATAATATGTCTGGAGCATTACGTAACCCAGTACTTAGACCACAACCTCGAGTTCCAAGACCACGAGTCAATTTTGACGGAACCATCGTGAGCAGCAGGATGAATGCTGTTGACCAGACGCTCACCTCAACGGCGCCTGCTTGTCGGCAGATTCATACTGTTGATTGTTCAACATTAGCCAGCGCTGGGGCAACCAGTATGGCCTCCAACACCAATATCCCAGGAAGCTATTCCGACTACGTTTATGCGTCAGTCACTATGGAATGGTTTCCAAAGATTGGACCCACCCATGCTTTGGCTGGGACCCAGGTGCTTGGTTGTTACATTGATAACCCAGAGCAGATAGCTATAGCGTTCACCGAATCGGTGAACTCCAATTTTGCACGAGTTCGCTCAACGCGTAATATGTTCTTTTGTAACGCGTGGGAACGTAAACTTTTTACGATCCCGTTGACCCGGCGTATTAAGTCATTCAATGTGAATGCGACCACGTCCTATGCAGATACCGATATTATTAACCGCAGTGTTTAAGGAGCTGTCCTTACTGTCGTCAATAATTCGATCAATCCTGTCACGGATACGGTCGTTGGCAATTGGGTGACCACATATAAACTCGAACTTAGAGGCCTAACTAATGGTGGTACTTAATAGGGGATCCTCACCCCATCAAACCTTATTGACTAGAAACTTTGGTCTCCCCTATACGTGGAGTTCAAACGTGGATAAGCTTCCCACGTGCCAAAGGGAGCATTAACACATTCGAATCCTGGGAAACAGGCTTTGACAGGCTTTGGTCGGCCGCTGTATTGTTTGTGTTAATTCTCCAGTTGATAAGTATAGGATACTCGGGCTTTTATTAGTCCGGTTGTTAAAGAGGCGACATGTAACGAGACAAAACGGTTCTGTGCACCGTGTCATATGACGAAGCACACATGGCTACCCC